CTGTTTGGTTGATTTGTTTATGCTATCTTCTAGAATTTTATCCCTGATAGGCATCGTGGTATGTTGTTCATCAGTATTTTCAATTTCTTTGATTAACTGTTTTCTATTGATATTCCTGAGTTTATCAAAATCTTTTGAATTGTTCGACACAAAAACATATCGATAATCTTCAAATACTTTCAAATTTTCATGCGATAAACCGAAAATACCTGTTCCTACAAATGGCATGTAAATGTTATCGTTAGCTGCAAAACGCAGCAATTCTTCGTTCATAAGGCCATAATTTTGTGTCGTATTAGCATTGGCTAGCGGATTTAAAAGTGCTAATTTAATGCCTTCAAATGTTTGGGTCGTGATTGGTTCATCACTTGGTGTATCATCATATCCATCAAACATCATTCGGAAAGCTTTAGCTTGACCACCTAAATCATGTCTTTTCGAGTTAGCTGCATTGCAGTAAACGTAACCTTCTTCAATTTCTAGATCTTGATAATTTGCCAAAATTGCATTAATGCAAAGGCAATCACAATTAACGATTGTGTAATGTCCATTTTTTAACATGATACCTACATGTTTTGGATCATTATTTATCTTTCTTGATAGGTGTACCATTTTTCCTTCGTTGTACATATGTATGACGTAGTTCACCTTCATTAATTCAAGTTCATCTGCTAATGCAAAAATATCCATCCAGTCGCCTGATCCTTGTATTTCGTGATCTGGTTTTATGTATTTTAATAAATGTTCACCACACTTTCCATCAGCTGGTGGATTATATATTATTTCATGAGATTCAACGTATTCTATTTCCTTCTTTGGTTTACCTCCGGGTTCTTTCGAATTAGGGTCCGACGAGACAGTGTCATTGCTAGCAATAAGCTCGACTGTATCTGTAGATTGCTTTACGTTCTCATATTTATATTCAATTTTATGATTGTATTTACGTGTGGTTGTGAATGGTGCGAATGTTACTCCACGTGATTTGTATGTTCTCAATGGTAATGCTGATAAGCATCTAAATTCATTGTTGTCCAATCTTATATCCACGTCTGTGGTGTAGAGTTTAGTTTTGATACGATTGTAATTGTAAAATGGATTCATCGTGTGTTTGATGTGTACAAACATTTCATGGAAGAATTTCGCGACGTCGCGACCATTATATTTCATTTCTTTAAAGAAACTACTGATTATTTGTGATCGATCTTGTCTATTTGCTGCTCCTATTAAAAATATCGAAATGGCAATTTGTGGCCACAATGTTAGAGCTGCAACGAAACCTTCCCAAATTATAGCATTTTGAAAAGTAATTGTTGTTACTAAAGCTTGACAAAAAGCTATAAACGCGTTGTACCCAAATTTATTATCATCTTGACGTGAACAAAATCCAATGGCCTTGTCGTAAAATTGTCGTGGTACAATGAGCGTTTCATACCCCATTGTTTTGTCGTATTCAAGCATTACCAATCGATGTAGATTTGGTATGACGCACCATTGTTGATATACGTGTTCATATACGTTTTCCCTTTCCACGTAAAATGGTTGTGTTTTGAAATAGCTCAAATAGTATGTAGGTTTTACTGTTCTGTGACAAACTAATTTGAGTCGGTGATATATGCCCCATGATCTGTCAATTTCGACTGTAACTGCATATTCACCATCTGTTATGACCGTATTTGTCATATAATCCATTAAGTTCTTTTTGTCATGTGTGTACATAAATGAACTGTCACCATAAGAGAATTTAGATAATGTTTTCTTCTTAAGCATTCCTACGTAAACATCTTCTTCGGTGTAACGTACTCCATATGCTGATTGTGTGACATAAGATAATCTTGGTTCCATGATATCGGGTGGTAAAAACATGTAATGGTATAAAATGTTTAAACCATGTTTCTTCATTATTCTGAGGTTGTCAGCAAAAGGTATGTCATAGGCCACATCAACAGAGTAACCTACCATAGCTTGATAGTCACAATGTTGAGCACCTTTGGTACATAAACAATTTGAACGATTATTGCTAGCTTCAATGAGCTGCAATCCTGTCATATTTTGTTTGAATAGATATTGATTTGTACCTGTTTGTGTGTATCGTGAACGTGTTCTTAAGTCATCTATTTTAATACAATGATGACTTGCTATTGTCTTTTCACGATGTGCTGATCCTATTTCCAAGATGTTAAATTGCTTACCTGTTTTAACCTTCAATGATTTTTCTATATCATTATATGCTTCCCTGTTAAGTGTTGCTTGGACTGGATGAGGATTCCAAGTTAAATTGATCGCTGGTTTTACAATGCGATTCGGGAAGTAACGGCCTATCATCTCAAGTTGCTCAGTCGTGGTGTAAAATTGCACCTGAATGGCATCTTTAACTGCATGAAGCAAACAATTGTGGGCTTCTTCAGTTCTGACGGATAGGACTTGATCTCCTCTGAACGGCGGTATAACTGTCGTCGACATTGGAAATTATACGCGGT